CCTCGGCCCAGCACTCTCGGACGCCTTATTGGCGAGCCGTTCAGCGATCTGGCGCATAGTTTCAAGATCGGAAACACCTTTGAGCAGGTGGGCATCGTCTTTCGACAGCCCATAGTCAAGCGCAACCTCGGCGACGTTGTTCCGCGCCTCAAGTTCAGCCGCACGATCCTCTGCGGCCTTCACCTTCGCAGCGGCACGTTCAGCCTCACTCATCTGCGCTTGCTCTAACTCAGCCAGCTTCTCAGCGGCTGTCCGGTTCTCCTTAGCACGCTGTTCCCACTTCCTTGCCTCAGCCTTCCAGTCCGTCTCCTGTGCAGGAGCTTCCGTCTTCTGGGCCTCAGTCGTGGCGGCAGTTTTCTCTGCCACATCAGCCGGTGTTGGTGTCTTAGTTTCAGACATGGTGTTCCCTTCCCGTGCGGGTTAGTCGGCCCATGCGGGCCATCAAAAGGCCCACCGTGCGGTAGGCCGAAATCTTCTAGTTCATCTGCGCGATATGGGTGCGCACCCTGGCGCGGTGCTCATCAAGCAACTCCTGCGCCTTCGCATCGCCAGCAGACGCACGTTCACGCAACTTATCCATGCGCTCAGAAGCCACATACGCCTCCACGGGCACTTCCTTCGCGCTCTTATCCCAAGACGGAGCGGCACTACAGTTACAGTTCCCGTGCGCTGCGAACGTCGCCGTAGAGCGCTTATACACGCCACCACGGCCCGCCAGCATCTGACAGAAATCGCACGCCCCAGGGGAAGTGACACGCTGCCAACCAGCAGCCTCCGGATCGTTGATAGACGCCCGCTGGATCGTGTCCCGCCCCGGTTGCAACACATACTCCTGAACCGCGTCCAAGAGGAACGGCAACATCTGACTTGGGGTATCAGTAAACAGGTGGCCTGCACCAAACCGGATGCGCTTCTGCACGAACGCCTCCGGGAACGGATCAGCCATCCTCGCCCGATACCGCCCCGGCACACCCTCGATGTAGCGAAGCTCGTCGTACCAATCGGCGGCGAGTACCGCTGTCTGCTCCCCATACACAGAGGTCAACTGCGGAACCTCACGCAACAACACATCACGCGACCGCTTCGGATTGCCAAGATTCAACGAACGGAACAACGACTGCAAGTCCCGATCAGCCCGACTCCAAACCCCAATCTGCTCCTGCTTCAACCAAGCGGAATCAGAAAGTCCGACTGTCACTTATCTTCCAGCGCTCGCGACTGAGACTCAGGCATACGCAACGCCACCGGAACAGCGCCCGTGAACTGCACACCCGACAACCCAACCCGCCGAGCGGCATCCTCCGGATCAACACCAGCACGAATAGCAACACCCAGGGCCTCAAACTTATCCCGCGCCGCTTTCGCATCCTCAGATTCATCCCGAGCAGCACCACCAGCCGCAGACAATGCCAACAACTCGCGTGAAGCAACGCGCCGGTGGTCCTCTTCCAACAGCCGCGTCTCAGCACGAGACAACGAAAGACGCTTACGCACAATCCCAGAACGAGCATCAAACACGCTCGCGCCAATCAACTTCACAGTTTCATCAGCCGTAGCCGCCCGAGTAGGCGTAGCAGCAGGCATCCAATCCGGAGCCACATCAGAATCAAAACCAACAGGAATCTCGCCATCACGAACAAGCAACGCCAACCGCGCCACTTCCATCCACGACCGCCCAAAACCAGACTGCCGCCGCTCCGTACGCTTCACAAGACGAGACTCACTCATCCGAATCGCATCAGCACTAGACGTGTTCGCCGTCTGAATCCCCATATACTCCGCAGGCAAACCCGCCTCAGAAGCAATCTGCAAACGAAACTCACGCAACTGCTCAATAAACGGCGCAGGAGACGCCATGCTCAACTGCTGAACCTTCGGCGTCTCACCCTGATCATCCTTATTGATCGCCAAAGCGTGACCAGCAAGAATCTTCCACCCAGGAACAGGATTACCATTCCGGTCCCTAAACGCCTCCGGCCCGCGACCAAGAATCATCAACTGCGGGATCGAATAGAACATCGTGTTCACATTCATCCCCAAAGTCGCCCGCATCATGTCCTCAGTTAGCGAACGAATAGCCCGAGTAATCTCCGAACGCCCGCCCCGACGAGAAGTGCGAGTACGGTTAGCGAACTGCACAACCGGAACCCGCCCAAGACCGTGCTCATCAACGTCCTCAACAACCCAACCCTGCTGCCGACGAACCACCGTCACCGACACATCCGGAAGGTCCAACACGCCCCGAACAGTCTCCCCATCCTCAACCTTGAGAACAGTCCACGCAGACGACAGCCGCCGCGTAGCAGCATCAAGAACACCAGTCGTCTTCATCGACGAATGGAACGTAATCAACGGCTCATCACCTTCACCCGCACCAACGCGAGCAAAAGCAGTCCCAAAAATCAGCGCATCCAAATGAACCATCGGCGCTTCCGCATCAAGTTCATTCGCATCGTAAATTTCCTGTAGCCCGTAACCGCCGCCGGAGGAAAGGTCGTCCCACCCAAGGAACTCCAGACGCTCATCCAACACGTCCACAACCGTCCCCGGAGCACCCACAACAGGAGCGACCCGAGAAGCAACCTCCTGCGGGATCGTCACCCCAGGGAACTCAAGCTCATGCTTCGCCTCGTAATACGCGTGCGCTTCTACATTCGCCCGGTTGAAGTGAAGCAGCTGCTGCTCCAACGCCTCAATCTGCTTCGATTCATCCGCACCCAGGCCCGTCACCAGCGCTGGCGTAATGGGAGTAACACTCATAAAACCGTCACACTCCCATCAACATCCGCAGCAGCAGCTAAAGGCACTCGTTTGACTTGTTCAACCTGCGCCCCAATCAGCGCCAAAGTGATTGCTTGCACAGGGGTAATATCAACAGCCGCTGACTTCCGCGACCACACCCACAAACCCGTATCCGTCCCATACGCACGCTTCCCAGCACCAGCAACAGCCGTGCCTAACTGGCCCTGTCGGATATGTCGAACCTCACGAGTGACAATCCCAGCGAGCAACGACGCACACCCAGCCGCCAATTCAGCAGCCTTCGGCGTGTACACCGAAACGCGAGTGCCCTTGAAAACCCAATTCGCCGGACCACGCTGCTCAATCAACGGAGCAACCGGACCGCCAGCATCAGCAACCACCGCACGGATCTGCGGGTTCGCTTCAAGTAGCGCGGTCAGATAAGGGACCAACCAGTCCACGCCTTCACGGGCTTCATCAAGCTCCACATGCCACGCCCCGTCGTCACGCTGACCCGCCAACGCGACAGACGCTCGCTCCATGTCCGGCGCGACCTCGACCCCGAGCGCGAACCGGTCAACGGCCACGGAGAACTCGTCCCCAGCATCCAACCAAAGCTGAGCCGGAATCACCGCAGACGAACCAGCAGCATCCCAAATCCCCAGAGCCTCACGACGCCATGCCTCATCAGTGCCGAGATGCTTACGCATCCGCAACATCGACTCCTCCGGCGTGAAATGCGGATACGACGGGTTCGCTTTGGCCCACTGCTCCCGATCGTCTAAATCGGCGTCAGGATCAGCAGAGATCTCAACAAAGAACGTGTCCTCGTCACCCTCAAGCGACTCAGCTCGCAACTGTGTGAACGCATCACCCCGGTCAGACGGGCGCGGGGGAGTGCCAATATAGAACAGGAGCCCACCGGCAGGGTTCTTAGACCGGTTAGCCGCAGGCACCATATCCATGCGCGTGTTGTCGTTCAGCCGCTGCGCCTCATCAAACACGATCACATCAACAGCAGCGAACCCCAGCCCGAACCCCTGATCACGTGCACCGAACAAGATCCGCGAACCGTTGGTGAAAACCACAGACTCAATTCCCGAACCTGTGTAAACCTTCTCCACGTGCGGCGCAATCCGCACCCGCCGAGCCATCGACTGCATTGACCGGAACGTCTCACCCGTCGTCCGAGTGTGGTGCGCCGTCCACAAGATCAACAAGTCAGGAATCTCAATCGCCAGGGCGAACATGAGCGCCCCGACCGTGAACGTCTTACCAACCTGCCGAGGGATCGACCACACAACCCCGCCAACAGTCGCCGCATAGCGACCATCAGCACGCTTGCCAAACGTGCCAGCACCAAGCCCGCGCTGCCACTCCTCAAACTGGATACCCATCGCCAAACAGCGACGCTCAATCCGCGGAAAGTCAGTGGAGACAATGCCAGACGGCAAACGCATGTGCCGCGCAACATCGCTCAACCTAGATGGCCGAGTAGTCGAATCCTTCATCCGAGATGTCAACTACGACCCCCAAGTCCTCCTCAGCCTCAGCCGCACGCTTCGCCTCCAGCTCCTCGATCTCCTTAGAGATCTCACGCGCCTGACGCATCAGCGGAGCGAGGTCGCGAGCCAACGTGTTCTCAGAATCGATATGCCCGCTCAGCACCCGCAGCATCGCCCGGAGCTCATCGAGACGGTCACCGCTGCGAATCGCGTCGCCGAACGTCTGCTCGGACGCCTTATGAAGGGGAACCGGAGACAACTGCCTTTTGCCAGCCATTTGCCCACCCCCTGCTCATCTGTGGAAACGGACCTGAAAATATATCGTGCCT